TTGCTTGCTCTTCTGCGGTCCAACCAACTGCTCCAAGAATAAAGTTCAGTGGCTCGATAAATGTTTTTTCAAACTGCAAGTCATAATCAACATAAGGATCAAGCTTGAGTTCTTTTGGAAGCACGTCTGGAAACGCAATAACATTTTCACGAATCGAGTTAGGCATTTTAAGATACGTGAATTTAATGCGATCACCGTTTGTGACGAGTTCATATTTGTTAGTGAGCTTGTTATCTTTGACATACTTATTATATAGCAAAGATCCTCGAACGTGGATCGGCGTACCCTTGCCATAGATTGTTTTACGATCATGCCAGTCTGTGATGTTGCTCACTGAACGAGGAAAAGCAACTTCTTCGGGTGGAAGATTTCGAAATTGTTGCTTAAAGTTTTGAATATATGCTTGTGTTTCAGATTCTGTTCCACTCATAATAATCTTAAAGATTTCGCGAAACTTATCACGAACAACTTCAGGTGTAGAAGATTTAATCGCTTCAATGCCCATGATCTTAAGCTTAGGCTCAGCATACTGCACACCTTCATTGTTGTGTACATTTAGAATGTATCTTTTCTTAGCCGTCCATACGCCACGATCAGCAATTACTTCACGGCCCATCTCCATTCGAGGTTTATGACAATTCATCTTACGAAATAATTTATCATAAGCTTTTGCAAGAGCTGGTTCAAAATGTTCTTGGCAAATCTTATCGAGAAATTTGACAGGATCTTTTGGTTGTAACTTTTCAACGAGTGGACCAAAGTTAACATACAATGAATCTGTATCGATTGCGATAACATAATCTTTATCTGTCTTCATGACTCCATTCATAGTTTTGTTCATAGCTTTCTCTGCCCATTGAATTGCCAGCTGACCAGATAGAGTTACAGCTTCAGCTACTCGTAAATCAAAGTATCGAAAGTACTGATTGCCAAGAGCACCATAAAGAGAGTTCATAAGAATTTTAATCGCCATTTGCTGATTTTCTAGACGATTGATTTCTTTTTCAAGTTCATATGTTTTTTCTTTTTGATAAGATTTTTGAGCAGCAAGCATCATATTCTTGATTGATCTACGTTCATCGTAGTAATCAACAATAATCGAAGGAATCACACCATCTTTATCTTTACGATAAGTTGATCCATTTGCTGCGACAGCGTGTGGTGACTCGACTTCTTGATCAATGTTGAGATAATATTCTACGCCACTCGCTTCGGCTTGATTGATAAGAGTCTCAGGTGACATGTTCCACTGAACAATGATGTTAGGATACAGGGAGTTCAAATCAAAAGACACTACCCAATCATGCATGCCAACCTGAGGCTCTTTAACGTAACCACCAGCAAACGCTGTTTTGACTGTGTTGGAGGAGTTAGTTGGTGGTACGGTTTTCTGTGAATAAAGCTTACGATAAATAATCGATTCCCATATTGACGTGACGCCGAAAGTGTCTTGATAATTAACACCACCCTTATATGCCACAGTCATAGCAAGAGTAATCAATCCCATCTTATCTTCAAGACGATCAACGAGTTGCACGTCTTTCATGTTATAGTCAATGTATTTCTGGAAATCATCTTTATAGAGATTTTTTAGTGAACCGGATTCTTCAAATGAAAGTTTCTTTTCACCGAGAACCACGTATGCAATATGATTCAGTTTATATGATTCTTGTGGACCATAAGCGTATCCAAACTTTTGGAATAGCTCAAGATAATCGAGTGTTTGAATACCACGAAGATCATAACTATCATCTTCTTTGCCACGTCGATTTACTTTACGGTAGTCAACCAATCCCCAAGGTGAGAACTTTTTGACTTGATCGAGGCCGAGAATCTTAGCAGTACGATTTACAAGATATGGAATATCAAAGAAACGTACATTCCAGCCTGTGATGACATCAGGACATTTTTCGTGAGATGAGAAGAAATCAAGAAACTTAAGAAGAAGTTCTTCTTCATTCTTACACTTCGTATAACGTACAGGTTTAATGAGCGCAGCTTCTACATCGTAGTCACCATAACCCCAAACCCAGTAAATGTTATCGATATTATTTTTTAGAGTGATAGCAAGAATTCGTTGTGATGCTTCACTGGGGTGCGGGAATCCATTATCATATTCTGTTTCAATATCGATAGTCGATACATTGATTTTGTCACGATCGAACTCGATATCACGAGGGAACTTATGCGTAAGGTATTGATGAATATAATTTGGATTCCCGTACACTTTAAAGCTTTGAACATCTTTATATTGTTCAAGCCAAAATTTAGCTTCTCTCATAGAGTCGAAAGACACTGAACCGACCGGGTATCCGTCAAGCCCGTGCCAGCCAGTGTCTTTCTTGGACGGAACAAAAAATTCCGGATTAAAGTGTTCTTTGCGAATTACACGCTCGCCGCGATTATCATAACCGCGATAGAGCATTGAGTTTCCATAGCGAACTACAGACGTATAAAAAGACATAGTACCTCCAACAACATGCTACTATTATACCAAATTGTGTGAGGTTTGTAAACAACTTTTTATACTGGAATTCCTTCAACTTCTGCTACATCGCGCATGCGTTCGACGAGTCTTTCTGCTCTATTAGTTACTTGCTTATACCAACGAGAATCTACCATCTCATCAGCAGCAGCATTCCAATCACGAGCATCTACACCACGCTTCATGCCTTTGAATTTAGAAAGTCGAGGTCTGCCCATATTAAACATCATATTAGCAATAATCAATTGGACTTCTTCAGGCAATTCTGCAAAGTCATCGTAGAGTTCTTCACAGTCCGCGAGCACTGTTTCAACGTCAGCATCGAATGCTTCAACGACTCGTTCTTCTGAGACTTCAGTTCCGACGGGTTCACCGTGCTCAGGATCAGACTCAGTGACAAGGTGCCCAATCCCAAAAGTTGGCAACCCAAGATGATCCAAGTAAATCTCATGTTTGATTCCTTCGTCTGCAGCAATTTCTTCGCGTAATTTATTTAAGTCCATACTTCTCTACCTCCAGTAGCTCCGACAGGAATCTCCATTAGCCTGTCATGTTCATTTCGTTTTTCCATATAGCAGTTATATTCTGCTTTTGCACTCATTTGTGCGACCCAATCTAATTCTTGAATAAGCCTGTTATACCAAGCTTTGTCCATTTCGTCATGAGCTTTACTCATGTCTTCTTTCAATTGAGCAATTCTAGATTCTATATATCTGTTTTGCTTTGTCATTATACATTCTCTTGAGTGAAAGACTCGGGTACATCTTGTTTATTTTCTTGACATGTACAATTTACACATACATCATTAACACAATCTTGACATTCATCACCACAATGGCAATCATGTCCGCAGTTACATTTATCCATAAGTTCCTCCCGTAGAAAAAGGAGCAAGTTATCCTGCTCCTTTTTATTTATTAGGAAAGGACTTCCCACTCTTCGTCAGTATAAGGCCACATTAGAACTTAATCCTTCCATGCGTGATTTCACGTTGACGTCTTTCAAGATCTACTCTGTCTACAGAATTAGCAAGATATTTTTCAATCTGCCTCTGCTGATAAGACATTGTCGATCCTCCGAATAAATTCTTTAAGAACTTAATCATCGAACTTCTCGTGAATATCTTGGATTGTCTTACGGTTTAAGTCTGCTAGTAAAACATAGAAATCTTCTTGTCTATACTCACCGTAATCGATAAGTTTTTGTGCGACATAATGATTTGCTTGTGTCTGTCTGGCAGTCATGTAACCAATCATGATACCTTGAAGAGTTTTCTTCAGTACACTCCAGATTCCGTTAAACAGACTCTGTGAGTAGTTCAGCGCTAGTGCTGTCATTTTTATTTACCTCGTTGTTTCCGATTGAAATTTTACGAGGCTGCTTCTCTTCGGGAAGGATGACTTTAAGATTAACAGTCAAGATTCCATCCACTAGATCAGCTCCATTTACTTCGGTGTATTCCGACAGTCTAAATGACTTTTTCCAGTTACGAGCACTAATACCCTTATGAACATACAGATTCTGCTCTCTACGTTGAGGGCGATCGCCCTTAATAGTCAGAACGTGATCTTTAACTTCAATGTCAATATGTTCTTTACTAAATCCAGCCACAGCAAGTTCGATCTCATAATTATATGGATCGTGCTTTACTACGTTATGTGGAGGATAGGTATCCTTCGCGTGGTTGTGAATATTTTCCAACTGATCGAAGATGTGATCGAAACCAAGGAATGCGTTTCTTGACAACAAGGTTGCTTTAGTCATTATGACCTCCTATAAAGCAAGGTGATTGTGGACCCGCACCACGCGGCATCCTAGTCTATATATAATAACTTTTTTTTAAATGTACATGGTTATTTGCACAAATCTTCATATTTTGTCGTATGCAGTCTATGCTTTGACAAATCGCCGGGATGTTCAAATGCAAAGATTACTTTGAGCCAATGTTGTACTTTGGACATAATTCCCATTTGTCTTTATCCTTATAAGAAATAATTTTGATTTGTCTAAGAGGTGCTAACGGTTGAGCTTTATCTCTACTCTCAATCGTAATAAGACCCCAATCACTCATAAGAGTAGCAATTGTATTTCTACGAGCAATATCGTTTTCTTCTAAATTGGATTTTTTACCATCAAGCAAAAACAATTCTTTAAAGTGAACAATAAAATATCTGCCTTGCTTATGCAAGATATGACAAGACTGATATAACTTATTGTCTTTACGAGAAGCAACGCCGATGCGAGTTAGAGTTTCTCTTACCTTAAGGAAATCATCTGGCTCGTTTAGAGTGACTTCAAGCATACTACCTGAATTCCACTCAATTAATTTATTTTCTTCCACCTTTATAAACCCTTTTTCTCAATTCTTTAATTTGTTCTATCGTGAGAAGGGTTAAGGCTTGACGAGCTTTTTCATTGCTATAGCCATAATATTCCTTAACTACTTCCACATCACTTACGGTCTCAGGTTTATTCCATTTAGAGAACCGTTTTTTCTTTCTGACAATATTTATAAAAAAGTCAAATTGTAAACGGTTATCAAGGTGAGCATTCAGGTTCATTTCATTTGCCATAAGAACTGTGTCATGAAAATAAGATAAACCTCTATTTACCATAAAGGCGTTGTAGTCTTTTTCCGCAAGATCATCAACCATGATATTTTGTTTGCCATAGTTGATGTCATTAAGAAAATCAAATGGATTCATTAGAACCACCCCAGTTTTATTCCGTTGTGAGCAATAATAAAAAAACAAGCCACCATATGAGTAATAACCCATATAGTGCGTATAAGAGCCGCAATATCACTTTCATAATCGTCTCCTATTTTGCTTCCAATTGTTTTTGCCCATATGCGCCAAGCTCTACGAAAACTCAACATTTGCCATAATCTCTGTCATGCATGCAACTACGTTGAGTTCATGGTCAGCGACAAATGCATTCTTATATTGGTAGTCAGCAAGAATAAGAACGAGTTGAGGAATCGATTGTGGATTCAGTTTATCGTACATACGATCATAGATGCCACGAAAGATCGCCGATGCATCTGTGTCGATATTATTCGATACCCACTGTCGCATTTTCTTAAAGTCTTTTTGCTTTAAGTACTGGAAAAGTAGATCAAAGGATCCACCCATATCAGAACCGCTCCCAGTAATAGGGCCCAAAACAGAATATCTTTGAAGTTCATTAAGAACCCTCCGCCAGTCTGGAGCAAACTTCATAATGAGATCAGCGATTGCCATCTCATCATAGCTTACACCTTCTTCTTCAAGAATAAACTTACAACGTTTCATGAACTGCGCTGCGAGTGGAGCGAGATCTTTCTTTGTCGTATTGAATTCATATACACCACAACGAGAATGAAGTGGCTCAATGATACGATTCTTGAAGTTACAAGTGAGAATAAATCGACAATTGTTAGCAAATTCTTCAATGAAACCGCGAAGAGCTGGCTGTGTCGATTGAGCGTTAAGATAATCAGCCTCATCAAGAATGATAACTTTGTATCCACCTTGAAGAGAAACCGAAGAAGCAAACTGTTTAATCTTACCACGAAGAGTATCGATGTTGCCTTCTTCAGAACCATTAATGATAATGTAATCAAGACCAAGCTCGTTACATAAAGCTTTGGCCACTGTAGTCTTACCAAGACCGGCAGTACCGGTGAAAAGCATATTAGGCAATTCACCGGTATCTACAAGTCTCTGGAATGTTTGCTTTAGACTATCCGGTAAGATAGTGTCAGCAACTTTACGAGGACGGTACTTCTCTACCCAGAGAAAATTATTCATTTACAAACTCCATAACAAAAAGGTATTATATCACAAAAGGGAGAGTTTGTAAATATTAATCATCCGAAAGTGCTGCTTCTTGCTGAAGCTGTTCACAGATCTGGACGATCTGAATACACTGGTCACGAAGACCACCGATGGTAGAAAGTTCTTCACCTTTGAATCCACCACGTTGAGTCATAGCATCGATGACTGCGATAGTGCTACGCGAAGACTTATTTGCAAGATCTTGCAACTGATCAAGTTGTTCTGACATGTCATACTCCAAATGTTGACGATTTTTCAAGTGCAATCCAATAGCGAACGTTCAACTCTTTATGTTTGAATTGCGTGATTAATTTAGATGAAATTTGAACTTCATAATCACCGGACAAAATCTTGAGATTTCCGATATTGAGAATAAAGTTAAACACTACATCTGGTTTGAACTCACCATCAATATCAATTGAAAATGCATTTGATGTTGAGTTTTGGCTATCCACCACAGATAGACTTAGTACTCCATCTTTGCCAGAGATGGACACTTCATTATGTCCTAAAGTCGATGCTGCTCTTTTCAATCTATTCAATGTATCATTGTCAAGAGTAAAAGTAACATCAGCTTCAGGCATGTTGATGTCTTTTTGCGGTGTAGTCAATGTTTCTTCGGCTGAAAAGAAATACTTGACTTTTGATCTACCGGTAGAATCAGCAATTGTCACATACTCATCTTCAAACTTAAGACGAGGTGTATCAACTAGACCAAGCACACCGATAAATTCATTGAGATCGTAGATCCCAAAATCTGTTGGAAACTCTTCTTGTACTACAGCGGTAGCGAGTACGTTTCGAGCTTCGGAAATAGTTTTAATTGTATTGCCAGTTTGAATTAGAATATTCTGGTTAATACCAGAGAAATTCTTAAGCACTTGCAATGTACCGTCATTCAATTCCATCATATAACTCCGTGTTTCATTAATAGTACATTATACCACTTAATGATCTGTTTGTAAACCATTAAGCAGCAATTTTACTGAAATTCTTTTCTTTCTTAAATTCAATTTTAGAATTGAACTTACCATCTAGAATCTCACCTTTGTGTGATATCACAAAGATATTAGTATCATCTGAAAGTGTATAGAGAATCTTTAATAGATTATCAACACCCTCATGATCGAGAGACGAATCAAACGTCTCATCGAGAATAAGTAAGTTAGTCGCTACAGAGTTTTTCATCTTTGCAACTTGACGCCATGTAAAGAGAAGAGCCAAATCAATTCTTTGTTTTTCACCCTCACTAAACGAATCATACGTAAAAGCATCTCTGTGACGTGAACGAATTGTTTCTTGGAAAGATTCGTCCAAATCAAAATGCACAAAGAAATCGAGTATTTGAAGATACTGATTAACGAGCTTATTTATAACTGGCAAATACTGCTTAATAATTTTTGTTTTAATGCCAGTATCGCGAAGCATTTCACCCATGACAGTATTGTAAGAAATATCATCAGATAGCTTAAACTTTTCTTCGAGTAAAGCATTACGATTATTATCGTATGTTTTAAGATCTTCTTCTGCCTGTCTTAAATCTGCAGTAGCTGATCC